GAAGTTTGGAGTGACGAGATTGCTGCTGCGTACAAAAAGAGCTTGGTTGCAGCTAACCTAGTTAAGAAGATGAGCTTCAAGGGCAAGAAAGGTGACGTAGTTCACATTCCAGTCCCTGCACGTGGCACAGCTTCTGCTAAGGCAGCTTCTACACAAGTAACATTGATTGCAGCTACTGAGACAGAAGTTACAATCTCTATCAACAAGCACTACGAGTACTCACGTTTGATTGAGGACATCGTCGAAGCCCAAGCATTGTCTAGCCTCCGTCAGTTCTACACTGATGATGCTGGTTACTCTTTGGGTCGTCAAGTTGATACTGACTTGGTGAACTTGGGTCAACAGTTCAACGTTTCAACAGCTGGTGCTGGTAACTTCCGCTACGCTGGTGCTTTCATTGGTGGTGATGGCTCTACAGCCTTTGACTACACAGCTAACACCAATGCTGGTAACGCCTCAGCTTTGACAGCTGCTGGTATTCGTCGTACAATTCAGCGTCTTGATGACAGCGATGTTCCTATGGACAACCGCTTCTTCTTGATTCCCCCAAATGTACGTAACACTATCCTCGGTTTGACTGAGTTCACAACCTTCAACAGCGTTGGTGAAGCTGGTTCTGCTAACAGCATCCGTAACGGCATGATTGGTGACATCTACGGTGTTCCAGTCTACGTTTCGTCCAATGCTGGCACAGCTAAGTCTGCTGCTGATGGTTCCGGTACTAGCTTGGGTCGTGTGTGCTTGATGGCTCACAAAGACTCTATGGTTCTGGTTGAGCAAGTTGGTGTCCGTTCACAGACTCAGTACAAACAAGAGTACCTCGGTACATTGTTCACAGCTGATACTTTGTACGGTTGCGCTGAGCTGCGTAACTACGGTGGCGTTGCCCTCGTGGTTCCTGTCTAAGTAGACTAATCAGGTTCTCCACTTTCACGAGAGGTGGGGAGCCTTTTTAATGTGCTAAAAGTAGCATATCAGAAAGGTTTATTATCATGAAATTTAAATGTATTCAATCTGGTAACACAGTAGAGTTCTTCCAAGAGCATGAGATCGCTGAGATGCGTAAACATACTGGCTACACTGAAGTAGTAGAAGTAGTTGAAGCACCTAAAGCAACTAAGAAAACAGTAGTAAAGCAAGATGAAACCAGTATCGACGGGTAATGTTCTTACTGCTGCAACGCAGACTACTATTTTCACAGTACCTACTGGTTACTATGCTAGATGGACTCTTTGCTACGTTGTAAACCATTCAGGTAATAATAAACACATTGATGTTGTGTGGTATGACGCAAGTACAGCAACTGAGGTTCACGTATTAGATAACTATGTGTTAACTGCTACTCAGTTTATTAAATTTAATGATGGTGCTTATATTGTTCTTGAAGAGGGCGATCAAGTTCGAGCAACGTCTGAGACTGGCTCCACAATGAATGTTATCAACACGTTTGAGTTATACAGAAAAGGTGAATAAGCATGGCAACTGTTGAAGACCTTTATAGACAAGTATTAGGACGTGAGCCTGATGCTGAAGGCTTAGCTTTCTGGGAAAGTGCCTTTGGTGGTTCCGTAGACCCTGCTGAACAAGCATCATTCATGCAGTCTGTCCAAAGTGTTTTGGCATCTGCTCCTCCAGCACAACAAGCAGTTTTAGCTCCTAATTTAGCGACAACAACTATAGCTCCTCCAGCGGTAACTAACGAACAAATCTTAGAGTTTTTAAAAACACCTAATCTGACAGATGCTCAGATTGCTACTGCAATGCAGCAAAATGGAGTAACTCCTGCTCAGTTAGCTAAAGCTACTGGAGTTCCGGAATCAGACGTACAGCAAAGATATGCAGCAGTACAGCCACAAGGTTTATTAAATTCTACACAAGCACCTACTGCTGTTGTAGGAGATACTCCTGTTGCTACCAGTAATGTACCTGCCACTGTAAAGGATTACAAAGGTAAGTCTTACGACTCTAACACCATTTTATCCTTGGCTAGAGAGTTAGCACCTACAATGAATGCTAAGCAGTTAGCTGGTGGTGTATATAGCACTCAAGGTGAGAGCATTGGTTTTAATTATGATGAGGCTACTAAACTTTTAGGCCGTCCTCCATCAGCTGCTGAGCAAGTTGTGTTGGACATGGCTCGTCAGTTAAACCAAACAAAAGGCATTACAAGTTTAAGTCAACTTGAAGCTACAGACACAAGTACTCGTTTTGGTGCTACCTACACAGGCGAAGGTGGTACAGTCTATGAGATTCAGAAAGACCCAACAACAGGTGCTATAACAACATCTACATGGGGTAGGACTACCAGCGATAAGGGTAACATTGTTGCTGCCTTGTCTATTGGTGCTGGTTTACTCGGTATTCCAACTCAGTTAGGTGCTGCTATACTAGGTACTGGTGCTAATACTATTGCAGCTGGTGCTCTAGGTGGTGGCTTGTTTGGTGGAGCTGCAGCAGGGCTTACAGGTGGTAATATCCTTCAAGGTGCTTTATTGGGTGCTGCTGGTGGAGCTGCTGGTGAGTACTTTAAAAACCCTGTAACTGGTGAAGTATCTACAGTTCCTACAGAGGGTTCAGTTCCCTTTACAGGTGCTGACTATAATTTAGCTAATAGTACTAGAATTCCACCGGGGACTGACATGGGTGGTGCAACTGGATTTAAAGCAGGTACTTCAGCTAATTTATCTGAATTAGGCGGTGCTAGAGGTATCACATTGAATCTCGGCCCTGCATCAACTACACTTGCTAATGCTCTGTCTACCTTTGGTGGGATGAATCCAGCTAACCTTTCATCTATGGGTGGTGGACAAGGGCTGACATATCAGACACCTACAGGATTGGTTACTGAAGGTGCTTTAATACCTACTGGTGGTTCAACTGGTAACAATGATGTTGTTGGTGCAGCTGGTGTTAATAAAGCCTACAATATTGGTGACAGTATTGGAACTAATTTAGCTAAAGTAGATACTGGTGTTTATAATCCTTCAGGTGGTATGCTGTCCTCAGCTGTTACAGGCTTTAATACTGACGGCACACCAGTAAATAAGACTACCACTACTGACACTACTAAGACTACTACAGACAGCATCCTAGATAAATTGACTCCCGGTCAAATAGCTAATATTATTGCTGGTGTTGGTGGTCTTGTAGGTGGGTCTGCCATTGTAGCTGGTGGCGGTGGTTCTGGTGGAATGGGTGTTGGTGCATTACCGACTCAAGGTGTACCTTTAAACACTGCAGACTACTTTAACACTATTCAACAAAACTATAACAGATTACTTCCAGCAGTGCCTCGTGATGTTGCTACTCCGCTGGCACAATGGTACAACTCTACATACGGAGCTTAAATGACAACGATCATTACAAAGAATAGCAGTACATCATCTGCTACACCTGCAGCTGGAGACTTAGTTAAAGGTGAGTTAGCCATTAACGTAACAGATAAGAAGCTGTACACCAAAGACAATAGTTCAACTGTTGTTAAGATTGTAGGTTCTTTAGGTAATCAAGAGGCTTCAGCAGCTGCCATTACAGGTGGTACTGTAGCCGGAGTAGCTCAGACTGGCGGTACAATTAACAATACTCCTATTGGAGCTACCACTGCAGCTGCTGTGACTGGAACTACAGTAACTGCTACCACTGGCTTTGTAGGTGCTATCACAGGTGCTGTGACTGGTAACGTAACTGGTAACGTGACAGGTAATGTAACTGGCAATGTCACAGGTAACTTAACAGGTAACGTAACAGCCTCTTCAGGTACTTCAACATTCAATGATGTCACCATTAACGGTGGCTTGAACATGAATGCTGGTACTTCAGCCACCATTACTAACCTTACCTCACCAACTAACTCAGGTGATGCAGCCACTAAAGGTTATGTAGATACAGCTATTAGTAATCTTGTTGATGGTGCTCCAGCAGCACTGGATACCTTGAATGAACTTGCAGCAGCCTTGAATGATGATGCTTCATTCTCCACCACTGTCACTAACTCAATTGCTGCTAAGCTTCCACTAGCTGGTGGTACAATGAGTGGTGCTATTGCAATGGGTACGTCTAAGATTACTGGCTTAGGTACTCCAACTGCAGGTACTGATGCTACAACTAAGACCTACGTAGATGGTGTTGGTGATGCTAAGTTAGCCTTGGCAGGTGGGACTATGACAGGTAACATTGTCATGGGTGCTAACAAGGTTACAAGTACAGCTACACCTACAGCCAACGATGACTTGACTCGTAAGGCTTACGTAGATAGTATCCTAGGCAGTGCAACATCAGCAGCTACATCAGCTTCAGCAGCAGCTACATCAGAGACTAATGCTGGTAACTCAGCCTCTGCAGCTTCATCATCGGCCTCTGCAGCCAGTGCCTCAGCATCATCAGCTGCAGCGTCCTATGATTCCTTTGATGATCGCTACTTAGGCCCTAAGTCTTCAGCTCCATCAGTGGACAATGATGGCAATGCTCTGTTGACAGGTGCTTTGTACTGGAACTCAACATCATCTAACTTATGGGTATGGAGTGGTAGTGCATGGACTCAAGCTACTTTAACTGCAGGTTCATTTGCCACTTTGACAGGTACAGAAACCCTGACAAACAAGACCCTGACAGCACCAATAATCTCAACCATTAGCAATACTGGCACGTTGACGCTACCAACTAGCACAGACACATTAGTTG